TTAACATCGCAGATTTATCAAATATTGATTTTTCACAAGTAGGCGAAACCAACGAAAACACGATAAGAAAATCTTTAGACGAATCGCAGTTTATAATTAAGTGGAATAGCGAACCAAGTTTTATAACTGATGGAACGGTTACGCCAATAGAAACATTAACGCATTCTGAAGCTATTGCATTGATGACTACGAGTGCCTGGAGTGAACCATTTGAAAAAGAGAACCAGGATCAAACTGAAGAAATTACAGGCGGAATACCTGATCTGTAAAACAACCTCTAAGTAAAAACACTTAAAAAAACCAAGCATAAAAATTGTTATTTTTACATTATAAAAAAAATTAAATGAAATAATGGAAATTTCGAGTTTACAGGTTGGTTTAGATGCTTTATTTGTATTAATAGGATCTTTATCTGGGGCGATGACGGTGTGGTATACACTAAAGGGAAAGGTTGAGATACAACGAGTAATACTCGACAACCTAGTGGTAGATATGGAAGAGCTTAAGCAAGACAGAAAAGAAGGGCAGGCAGCTCTTCATAGAAGGGTAGACGACCTAAAAGGTCAAGTAGAAGATAATAGATCCAGAAACGAAGCCTCCATATCAAGCCTTAAAGAAGAGATGGGCAAGATGGAGATTAGAATTATTAACGCAATACATGAGAGCAAGTAAATACTTACTTTTAATAACTGTGCTTATTTTATCGTGTACACCTCAAAGGAGGTTTACTCGGCTGATAGATAGGCATCCATACCTACTCACTATTGACAGCCTGGTGATACATGATACCGTTAGAGTTGAAGTGCCAAGGGTTGTTCATGACACTGTTTTAACAGAGCATTTCTTTACTCAGATAACTAGAGACACTTTAGTTCTTCAAAAGGAAAGGCTTACGGTAAAAATATTCCATGACACTATAAAGAAAAATATTTTCATAAGAGGGGAGTGCGACACGATTACTGTGGAAAAAATAGTAGAAAGAAAGATACCGATAAAATACTACGAAAAAACACCAACCTGGAAAAAGATAATAAATTGGGTAATGCTAGTTATTATCATCCTTTCCATATTATACGGCCTATATAGGCTGCTAAATTTTTTAAAAAAAAAGATATGAAAAAGTTTTTAAAAGAATTATTAAGTGATGAAACAGGAGTTTATTCCTCTAAAAGATTAGGAGGATTACTGTGCGTATTGGCATTAGTAGTCTCATTGGTAGCAAATACATTTACTCACGGCGATATTAAGCCAGCTGAGTACTTGGTAGATGCTGTAGCGCTATTTGCATTTGGATCATTAGGATTAACATCTATTGATAAATTAACACGCATTAGAAACAAAAAATAAAATGGGGTAACTCCGCTACTTTTATTCTTATACTTTGCAGCATTCTTTATGCTGCCTGCTATAATTAGAGCTTTATGGAAAAAATAATAACATGCCCACATTGCAGTACAGAGTTTGATATGTCTATCAAGCCCCACAAATCCGAATCAAAATATCTATGGATATTTGACAACGGACATGGCGGTATTATAGATGGCGTATATCAGACAGCTGGTAAAAGGTCTCCAGTGTGGCCAGATGGGACTCAGTTATTTGAAGGTGAGTTCAATAGAGCTATAGTTGATAGATTAGTTAAAATGTGTCAAGCTAACAATATCTTACATGTAAACCTAGTTGACACCCAAAAAGACGTAAGCCTCAATGATCGTGTAAATTCAGCAAACAAGATCGCCAGATCTTCAGACAAACCATGTATATACGTTAGCATACATGCTGATGCTTTTAGTGACGAGTCTGCAAATGGATGGAGTGTTTATACCTCTCCAGGTCAAACTAAATCAGACGAAATAGCAACAGTTTTGTTTGACAAGGCGTCTAGAGAGTTTAAAGGGGAGTACATGAGGTCTGACAAGTATTCGGATGGAGACGTAGACAAGGAGGCTAACTTTACAGTGCTAAGCAAAACTTCCATGCCAGCAATATTGTCTGAAAACTTCTTTATGACTAATTACGACAACTGTCACAAATACCTCTCATCAGAAGATGGTAGAGACAGAATAGCAAAGGTTCACTTTCAAATGATTCAACAATTAGAAAATGGCTAGAAACAGATACGCAGGTAAGACATACGGAAAGTCCCGGACAGCTCAGTATTATAAGAAAAATAAAAAAGCTAGGGATAAGAAACGCAAATACGATAAGGAGTATGACAAGCAACCATGGAGAAGAAAAGCCCAGGCTATTTTAAAGGCTATAAGAAGAAAGAACGGAACTGATGGTAATGGGGACATGATGGATGAAGCCCATGTTTCAGGCACTAAAACCAAGAAACAGCACTACTCAAAAAACAGAGATAGCTCTGATAAGTCTAAGCACCATCAAAAGAAAAGGTTAAAAAGAAAACTTAAGAGAGCTTCACGCTCAAGGAAACGGAAAGATTAGGAAAGGTTTCGTTTATTTTTTTTAATATCAACATTCCATGAGGACCTTTACCTTCTTCTGCTGTTAATAAAGCTTTTTCCTTCATTCCTATTTTTTTCGCAAATGGCTCTGCGTGTAGCTTTACATGCTGTATTCTGATAATCTCTATTATCTCTCCTATATCTCTTGCATTGTAGTCTAAAGTGTATTCCTCCATGTGTTAATTTTTGTTAAAATAAGGGGGTGTAAAAATCAAAAAAACACCCCCTCATTATTTAAACAACTATGAAACTAGAAAGGCATTGCCTCATCAACCTTTTCGGTTGCTTGTGCGTTATTTTTGCTCTTTAAAAATGTCCTGAACATGGTGCAATTAATTTCTTTTATGCTCCTGTCATTGCCCTCTTTATCTTTCCAAGCGTTTGTCTGAATAGCCCCCTCTATGTACAGCTTGTCTCCTTTTTGGATCTTAGCTGCTCTTTCGGCTAAATTTGGAATACCAAAGATACATCTGTGCCATTCGGTTTTGTCCACCCATTCTTCTCCTTTTTTGTAGCTTTCTGATGTGGCTACAGAAACCTGAACAAGTTTTCTTCCGTTATCAAATTCTTTTACTTCTACACTACCTACATTCCCTAGTAGGGTTACTCTGTTAATTGTTGACATTTACTTTATTTTAGTTTATTTACAAAATCTCTGACTTGCTTTTGAGTGCTCAGCCAGATCACATCTGCGAAAAGATCATCCTTCAGTCTATACTTAAGTATTTTATATTTTATTTTAGATGTTTCGGTAGCAAACCCCTTTGTATCAAGATATATGGTCTTGCCATTGTGATTTATCACAAAATCTATCAACATTGTTATAGCTCTTATTGTTTTACCGTTAAACTTAAACTTATCAAATAATACTTGTTTTTTCTGAAATTCAAAATCTATTTCACATTCTTTTAATACGCTGTAGCAGAAAAACTCTAACTTGGAGTCAAACTTGACACCATCTACAACTAATTTTTTATTTCCGTATTTGTTACGAGTTTGATACATAGTATCTTTTACCGTACACATTAACAGTTATATGGCCATCTATCTTCTGAGGAAACTTTACCTCTACTTTTTTCTGCAGACTCCTTTCAAGAAATAAATTTAACTTGAACTTCATTCTGTCAAAGAACTTAAGGTTAGACATAATGCTCTTGATTATCTTCTTTTCTGTAAGTTTCCTTTCAACCTCAGCAAGCTCCCTCATTACATCACTATTCTTGTAAACCGTAAAATCTCTCTCAAGTATTGGCCTAAGCTTTGGCTTTCTGTATCCTTTCTGCTTGACAACCTTGCCGTCTTTCCTGAATTTAGGCTTACCATCAATACCCATTTTACTCATATTAGAGCCATGAACCTCGTCAAAAAGCATTTCAAGCCTATCTGCTATACCGTATTCATGGGCAGAACCCAGCAGCACGTATAGTATGTCGCATATAGCGTCAGAAACATCAAGTATGTTTTTTGCTTCACCAAGTTCCTCTACTTCTTCAAGTAGCAACTTGTAACGAAGTCTTGATCTGGTTTTCTTTATCATTTTTGGCTTATCGCTGCACTCAACGTCAAATGCTTTCTGAAACTCCAAAACCTGTAAAAGTTGTTTTTCCATGTTAAAAATTGTTAATCCACTGCAAATATAAGAATTAATGTTGACACTAAGTAGTATCGAAATCGAATTTATAGCAGAGGTTTGTTAGAAACTTGTTTACCTTTAGGCTGACTATTATGAATTCTATTCTATCATACTCACTCCTATTTATTTTCCTCTTGTACACCTTATGTAAGAACCTTTTTTTAATCTCGGTAGACGCTATCTCTTTTCCTATCAGTGTCAATGGCTCGGAATACAGCTTAATAGTCATGGCCTCTTTCTTATTCCCTCTTAAAGGAATTAGAGCCTTAACCTCAACATCAACCGAGTATACCTTTGGTTCTTCAAAGATATCAATCATTCTTTTTGTAGTCTAACTGTCCATTATCTTTGAGAAGCCTTCTTCCTTCCGCTCCGAACTCTGAATCATTAGAGTAAAGAGCTTCAAGGTGAACAATTAACTCTCCAATATGACACAAAGAGAATCTGTTTTCCTTAGATCCAGTTTCTTCTACATTGGTAACTCTGTATCCATTCTTCTCCAATAGGGCCCTTGCGGCCTTTATTTCCTTCTGCATTTCTCGGTAATGATTAAATATTTGATTTTCCATTTTTTTTGTTTTTTTTCTCTTTCCACAAAACGTACATCTTACACGCAACGGCCATTCTTTGCTTGTCGTTTGGGTATTTACTAATTAGCCTCGCCATAGCTATTCTTACAAATTGCTGACTCACATCTACATTCATTGTCTTTTATATATTCTGAACTTAAACCCTAGTAAGTTCCATTTAAAAATTCTTTTCCATCGACTCATTTTCTTTGCTTTAAAAAGGTTGTGAACCGCTAAAATCAACATTCGGCTTAAGAGATGTTTGTTGATATATTGGCTCTGATTCGTTTTCATTTTTCCAGGCTGGAATATCTGAGTCAAACCTCATTGGTATGTCTTCCAAATCTCCATCCCTATGCTTAGCTATTATTATGTAACCATCTTCAGCCATTGGATTAGACTCCTTCTCCTCAGGATCCATGTAGTATCCAGCTCGGTATAGGAACGCTACAATATCTGCATCCTGTTCGATATCCCCAGACTCCCTCAAGTCGCTCAACATTGGCTTCTTATCCGTTCTATGTTCAACTGCCCTTGATAATTGAGCAAGAGCCACAACAGGTATCTTAAGTTCGTTAGCCATGTCTTTTAACCTCCTTGACACCTCCCCTACTTCGTTAGTTCTGTTTTGAGCCCCTGGAGCCTGTATCTTCTGTATGTAGTCTATTATTACATAATCAAGACCGTTAGAGTACTTCTCTTTGTAAACCAATGACATTACTTCCGATATGGTAAAAGAACCCGCAACAATCTTCATGCTTGAGTCTTTTATGCTATCTCTTGCCTTCTCGTAATTAAGTATCTCTGACCTCATTAGTTTTCCATACTTTATAGAGTAACCCTTTATTCCTCCTTCAACAGCAATCACTCTCTTCATAACCTGCACCTCGTCCATCTCACATGAGATAAAAAGTCCTTTGTGATTGTTCTTAACACTAGCGTTAGCCATAAGGCCTAATGCAAACTGAGTTTTACCCATAGCAGGCCTAGCCGCTATTACTATTAAGTTTGTTGGTTGCATACCAGATGTTATCTCGTCATACCTGTCATACCCAGTTTTAATACCATTTATACCACCGCTGTCAGCTGCACTAATCATTCTCCGACTGAGCTCCTCAAGCAACTCCTCATTAGTAAAGTCCTTCTTGTTTATTATTGACTTGTATTTGTTGTCCGCTATATGGGACTGAACAACATCAAGGACGTTCTTAGGGTCGTACTCGTCAGAGTTTGCCATCTCCATTATTTGATGAGATAGGTTAACATGCTCAGACCTTATGTTTTCCGACACCAAAACTTTTATTGCACTTGGCAGTTCCTTTTTTTCGGAATATTGAAACATAGAGTTTAAGTCAGACAAGACCAATGGTATATTCTTTTTGTCTTGCTTCGACTTTAGCGTTTCTTTTGCTTCTTTGTATAGGGTTATTAAATCTATTTTACTTTGCTTTGCGTACAGAGAAGAGATCAACGCGAAAATCTTTCTATTGCTTGGGCTCTTAAACATAGATGGGTTTACTTGGCTCATAATGTCGTGTATGATACCAGGCTCAGTCATAACAGCATTTATGACCAAGCACTCAGACCTTTCTTGTATATTATCCATTTCTGCTCTCTTTAGTGTAAAACTTTGGAGCAACAAATCCGTTACTCTTTTTAGCGGGCTGTACGTTTAGCCATTTATCTATTTGCTCTGCCCGGGAGAAATATTCTATGGTACAATACTTATACCCAGACTCCCTATGAAAGTCGTCAGTCTTAGCCATTTCCATGGAGTGTTTTATTTCCTCCTCTGTATAATGCTTTAGTAGTTCCTTGTACTTGTTTAAAACCTTTTTACTTACGACTCTAGACCTCTTGTTAAACACACCGTTAAACATGTCTATTATAGTTTGCTCCTTAAGTCTAGTTCCCACACTTGAAGATACAACATCAGACTTTGCCATGTCAAGTATAAGGTCTCGGTCCTGATCGGTTAAACACTTTACGTTTTTTAATGCTTGTTTTAGTTTCTTAAACTCCATATTGGTAATATTTTTTATCTTCTCCATTTAAAAATAACCTCACTTCTTTAGTGTTCTCCTCATAACATAAAGACTTCTTTCTATGCTTTTGAAGATGGTTTATTGACGAATGATGCACGCACAAAAGCTTAGCAATACCTGTCATTGATTTGTATGCAGAAAAGTTTTTTTTGTTTTCAGACCACCACTTAATCAAACAATGCTTCATGTCTACGACCTCCATCTTTCTGCCTTTTCTATCCAAATTGAAACAATATACGGTAGCCTCTGCTATGTAATCAAACTCCGTACTATTTAGTTGCTCCAGCGGTTTTCTCTTTTGTTTCTTCTTCATTTTTATTAATCATTACTTTTTCCCCAAGGTCGTCTAGGTAATCTACTAAGTAAGTAAAATCGTTTCCATCGCTGTCCTTGGTTTCTATTATAAGCTTGTATTGCTTTTCTATTTGTATTAAAACCTTATTGGTTGCAAGCTCTATCACTTTTGCATAAACCATGCTTCGGTCTTCCATTTTTGTTATGTCGTTTACAGCGCTCTTTATCATTACATAGTAGCAAAACAAAGAGGTTCTTTCTGGACTCCCAACCTGCACCTTATCCAAAGATGTCTCTATGATTTCATAAATCTGCATCAACAACTCTGAGTTCTCTTGCACAAGAACATTCATGAGTTCAGCGGTATGTAGTTCTATGGATTTAGCCCATCTATCAGACCACTGCTTGAAACCATACTTGTGATATTTTTTCTGATCCACTATTTCGTCCAGGAACGTTAGG